ACATCCCATATTATCAAAAGATGAACGGGAACAATTGACTCAATATATCAAAGAGATGAAGTTTATTCCTGGTGGTCGTTATCTATGGTATGCAGGAAGAAAAAATAGTTACTTTAATAATTGCTTTTTACTACGTGCTGAAGAGGATACAAGAGAAGAATGGGCAGACCTAACTAAACGTGCGACTAGTTGTCTTATGACTGGTGGAGGTATTGGTGCAGATTATTCTATTATACGTCCATCAGGACGACCACTGACTCGCACTGGAGGGTTGTCAAGCGGCCCAATCCCATTAATGCAGATGATAAATGAAGTTGGAAGAGGGGTAATGCAAGGAGGAAGCAGGCGATCTGCAATCTATGCAAGTCTCAATTGGCAACATGAGGATATTCCAGCCTTTCTTACAGCTAAAAACTGGTCCCCAGAAATCAAAGCATTAAAATCAAAAGACTTTAACTTTCCAGCACCACTTGATATGACTAACATCTCAGTAAATTATGATGATGCTTGGTTAAATTTAGATTATAAAATCAGTGGTGTCATATCAACAGAAAGTAATATAATTAGTAGAGCTAATAATCCAATATTCCTAGAGAATTGTAAACAAGCAATGATGACAGGAGAACCTGGATTTAGCTTTAATTTTGGAAATAAACAAAATGAAACACTTCGCAATGCTTGTACGGAAGTTACGTCTGAAGATGATTCTGACGTATGCAACCTTGGCTCTATCAATCTCAGCAATATTAACAATCTGGAAGAATTCAAATCTGTTGTATCATTGGGATCAAAATTCCTTGTGTGCGGAACACTTCGGGCAGACTTACCATACGATAGAGTATACAGAGTTCGAGAGAAAAACCGTAGGCTTGGGCTTGGACTTATGGGTATCCACGCGTGGCTCCTCCAACGTAAGTATGGATATGAAGTAGTTCCAGAACTACATGAATGGTTACAGGTATATAAAGATGAATCTGAAAGGGCAGCAAATGAACACTGTGAAAGATTATACATTAGTCGTCCAATTGCCTATAGAGCTATTGCCCCAACGGGAAGTATCGGAATTCTGGCAGGCACTACGACAGGGATCGAACCTCTATTTGCAGTTGCCTATAAGAGACGGTATCTTACAGAAGGTACTAAATGGAAGTATGAATATGTAGTAGATACAACAGCAGACCAACTCATTAAAGAATATGGCCTTGATCCTTCAAAAATCGACACAGCATATGGATTAGCACATGACTACGAAAAACGAATCATGTTCCAAGCCGACATACAAGATTACGTTGACATGTCAATTTCCTCAACTATCAACTTACCAGCTTGGGGCAGTAAAGGGAATGATGTTTCTGATGTCAGACGATTTGCAGAGATTCTTAGTAGGTATGCTCCAAGGTTACGAGGTTTTACCTGCTATCCGGACGGAAGTAGAGGAGGTCAGCCCTTAACAGAAGTGTCTTATGAAGAAGCAATTAAACATTCAGGAATTATCTATGAAGAAAACATTGATAGAGCCTGTACATCAGGAGTATGTGGAATATGAGTGAAGCTACACAATTAAAAAATATGTTAGAAAACATTGTCCAAAAATTAGAGGTTGGGAATTTCTCATTGCCTGTTTCTTTTGTATGGGATTATCCAGATATGCCATCCTATACTTTTGCACTAATCATCAAAAATACTACAGAGGAAAATCAAAATGTTTGAATACTTTTTAAATCAAGAGATTGATAATAATAATATTAAAATGGAATTAGATTTCCAAGAGTTTCTTAAACAAAAAGTTGATTGGGAAATATTTTTACTTAACAATATGACTTAATAAAACAAAAAGCCCGGCTGGAACAAACCAGACCGGGCTTTTTTTATTTCTTTTTATTACCGCCTTTACGTTTACCACAACCCATCATTTTCTCCTTTAAAATGGATGCTTTGAATAGTTTTGTAAAAATTTAAGTGTTTCATTAATATCATCTGAACTATGTGCCCAATCTGTCCAATCCATAGCATCAATATCATGTAATACATAATCAGAATTTAGTCTATCAACTCCCTTTTTAAAAATATTCATTTCCTGTTTAGCTTGAGGAGAGAAAGCATCTAAATACTCAAGAGGTTCAAATTGATTTGTTACTGTATTATACTTAAGTTCCATTGGAGGAGGAGGTTCTGACCATAGATTTTCTGGTGATCCAGACGAAAAATCCTTAGCATTTGCATAATTAGCCTCATCTTCACTTAAAAAACGCTTTGTCCATTTATTTATATACTCTTCTGGAATATCGTCTCCCCAATGTGCTCCATTTTCACGATGTTCTATAAATGCTTCATCTTGTGCTTTCATCTTAACATTATTTATATATTCTTCTAATGTATTATATCTATAATTCTTAGGCGATGGTACTGCTTCTGCAACATTATCTGCAACTTTAGGAGCAGCATCTACAGCCGCTTTATCAGCAAATTTACGAAGTAATCCTACACCTCCACCGGCAACAGCAGCACCTCCGGATATACCACCAATCTTTTTAAGTGCCTCTCTTCTTGATAAAGATGTAGTACCATTCATTAGGTGATCGTATACAGCAGTAGCAGATTTTTTACTAAGACTTCCTAATCCTTTACCTAATCCTGCTAAATCCATACCAAGTAGTGCAGCATCAGCTACAGCAGGTTTAGCACCATATGTACCAATTCCTCCAGTAGCTAGATTGCCTCCACGTATTGCTGCTTGTAATCCATCATAGGACATATCATCAAATAATTCAGGTGCTTTGCCCATAAATAAATCACCTAAACCAGTACCACCAATCAATGGCACTTGTGGTAATACTTCATATTGGTTTGCTGTTGATTTTCCAGATTGTAATAAATCAGCTAGGTATCCTAATATCTCATTTCTAGGAGTTGCTTGTATATTAGGCATCTAAAAACACCATCCTTTCCATTTCTCTACGTTTAACTAATCCAGGAAGTATCTTTCCATTAGAATAGATCCACTTTCTAAACTCGTCACCAGCACCCTTGTAATCGTTCTGGTTCAATTTTTTTAATAGGGTTGATACCTTGAGTTGTCCAATACCTAAATTAAATACAAAACTTGTAAGCGCACCTAATTGTTGTTCGGTTAATAGTGCAGTAACAACTTCTTGAACTTGTCTTTCAGCTTCTTTGTAGTCCTGTTCAAATAGAAAATCTGCCATACTTTGAGTGATCTTATCTCCACTCTTAACATCTTTAGTATGGCCCCAGCCAATGGTTAATACACCGGCTGGGCACCTATAAGCCTCAAGTTTACAACCTTCAAAGTGTTTAATTATCTCTCTACCATTCATCTATTATTCTCCAACATATCATAGATTTCATTTAGCTTTCTAGCTTGGTTATAAGATTTAACTTCGCCTTTTCTATTAGAATATGTTCTATCTAGAGAAGGTCTATATTTCCTATCTACCTTAGTTAAGAGCATTTGTTTAATCTCATTAGGTGGGACACCTTCTTTGATTAATATTTGAACACCAAGTTCTATTTTAGAATCATCATCCGATAAAATTAAATCTCGTCCTCTGTTAATATTACGAGTACGTATATCTTCTTTGGATTTCATTTCACGTTTGATAGCTTTTTCTTTTGATTCTTTTACAGATTGACTACCAAAATAAGAAGCAGCAACTTCAGTGCCAGTTTGTGGAACAATAGCATCGCCTTTATTATTAGTAGTGAATGGTCTAGTAGTAGAATTATATTCAAATTGATCTATGGTTCCCCATAGCCAACCAGAAGGAGTTAAAGCTTTTGCATTCTCATATTTCTCTTCAGGAGTTGTTTTGTTAGTAATCATTCCAGAAGCCTTAGAAACTGCAGCACTTGCATAATCAGAAGCAAATTTAAGTGTTGGTAACAGATTTAGTATTCCTAATTCAGCATCTGCTAATCCTTGCACTAATGAAGTATAACGCATAGATGCACCCATATCAACACCAGTAGCTGCTGATAATACTCCATGAGAAACATACTCTGGTTGTTTTAGTGCCCACTCAGTAAGTGAAGGCCATTCCTCTCCCCACCATCCACGACTAAGACCAAATCTACGTAGTATTTCATACTCTGCTAAGATAGGGGCTGAAATAACACCACCTTGTAGTAAGAACATTAATCCAGACAATGCTACAGCATTCATAGCTTTTGCTCTATTTACATTACCAGATTGAATAAGATATTTAATATCAGAAATAATATTACCAGCTTGTCCATGAGCAAATGTCTTTAATGGAGTCATCAGTTCACCAACTACTCCAAGTTTTTTATACATGGTTGGTTGATAAGACTTTCCATATTGGAATTGATTGTTATTAGCTATATCGCCAGCAGCTTTATATAATTCTGTTCCTTTCAGACCTGCCTTTTTCAGATGAGTAAAAGCCATAGCATATGTAACAAATCTAGAAGAAGAATCTCCTGCAGCAGTAAATACTTCACCAGTAAGAGTCTTAATTAAAGTGTTAATAATATGATCAGGATTTCTATGAATAGATAAATCAGTCAATTCATTTGTTAATTGTGGAAATAGATCATTACTGTTTTCTCTAGTCCAATTGATTGCTTTAACAAATTCTGGATCTTTTGTTAATTGTCCTGTAAATAGTTTAGCAAATGTTTCTCCAATAGAAGCATATGCTTGTAATGAGGATGTATTATCTACTCTAAACAAACTTCTCATTGCATTTAATGATGAGAAATACTGAGAGGCTATAATACTTAATCTACCAGTAAGTCTAAAGACATAGAATAAATGAGTTAATTTACCATTGATTTTACTAAGAACTGGAGTGCTTAATCTAGAATTAGGGAATACTGTTGTATATGCATTATTAAATGCCTCATGTACATATGAAGGTTTAGTTCCATCATTTCCCAATGTATGAATTTTATTAGTTTGGGAATTAATCATATGTTCTGCAATAGCCGTGGCATTTGGCATACTCTTCCATGCATCATAACCACCACTATATCGACTATCAAGAATATCATGTTCAATTTCTCTACGTCTAATAGCATCAGTATATTCTCTTACCCAAGCCTCAAGTGCTTTTGCAATTCGTTTACCCTTCTCATTCTTAGACATTCCAATTTCACTACCAACATATCCCTCTAAACCTGAACGTTGTTGTGCGTGTCCACCAATATTATTAGTATTGTTATTTAATCGTTCAATAGTATTATTAAATACTGTACTTATATTAGTTTTTGATAGTGATGGATTCTTTTGCAGTTCATCACGAACATGTTCTAATGCATCAATAATAGAATCAAACGAAGTGTTCTCACCTTTGGTTATAATATCAACTACAGAACCGCGATTAGTTCTTTCATAAAGACTCTTAAAATTTTCAGCTTCTTTTCTAGAAATGAATCCCTCATATCTTACACTGACACCATTTATTTTAACAGTTGCAAAGTGATTTCCAATACGATGTACTGGAAAATAACCAATTGCTTTTCCAATACCTTTAAGGCCACGACTCATTAAAGAACTATTTGCAATATCATACATTTTATCAGAAGCTTTTTGTATGGCCCTTAATACATCCTTTGAAGAATCAGATAAATGATTACCATGTCTTGCAATTAAATCATTAACATCTGCTATACGATCCCTATATCCCATCCTTAATACATCATAGACATCAACAAGATCTGTATATGGAACTTTAAGAAGTGCCGCGCCAAGACCATCTGCCTCTTGAATTTTCTTCAATCTAAAGAAAAATTTAGTTCTCACTTTCAATGGGTTTGTTGGAGTTCCACCAAATACCTTATGGAAATTAGCAGCAGCCCTGCGATTAGCATCAGAAATAACTTGATTTGTTCTTTGGATAACTGGATTATCTCTCCAAATTTGTGGAATAGTTTGAGTAAATGCATGTTTAGTAATATTAGCTGGAAGATTCTTAATAAAATCCGATAGAGATTGACCAGTATTTTTCCATCCAATATCACTTATTTTTGGATTTCTAGCTAGATCTACATTTGAATCTATCTTACCTGGATCAATAATACCGTAATCTTTTTTACCAAGACCTTGAGTTTCATCAATTAATGTATTAGTATTTCTATGTAAAGACTCTAACATACTTTCAATTTCATAGGGTTTTTTACCTATTAATTTGCTAAAGAAGTTGGCAGTCAGTTTCCAAAATTGACCAGGAGCATGGACAGAATCTAATGCTTTTCTAATTTCAGGAACAGTTAGTCCATATGAAACAAACTCAGTTGCATTCTTAAACATATGGTCTATAAGAGGTTTGATTTCCTCTGATACTTTAGAACGGATAGCTTCTTTTTGTTGATATAGTTTATCATATAAAGATACTATTTCTTTTCCTGGTTTAATTAGATTAAATCCTACCTTACCACCATTTTGTATTGCATGTAATGTTGCACTAGTTGCTTGATGAAGAACTTCATGGACTAAATTAACAGCAGTTGCATTTCTAAATCCATTAAATCCAATTTCATTCTTTACTCTATCATACCAGGCAGAACCTTCTTTTACTCTTTGAATTGCAGTTTTAATAAATGCAGAAAATGTTGGATTATCTAAAACACGTCTTGCTAATTGACCAAGGTGAGAATCATTAGAATGTTCTGCAATTGCCTCTAATGCCCTCTTTGGATTGTCTGCCATAATGTTTGCCATGACTGCATTATCAGTCTTAGGATCAGTAGATTCCTTACCAACTTCCATCATAGATGGGTCTTGCAATCTTTGATCAATGTAAGTTTCTAATTTTCTTTTTGCAATAGATGATTGTGAAATCTCTTCAGAGACAATTTCAATTGTATCTGTCATTTCCTTTATTTTTTGTTGTTTTTTTAGATTGGCTTCTAAATTTTGTTCGGGAGATTTATTTGGATCATCAGTTACTTTTGATTCTAATTCTTCTATATTTTCTTGTAGTCTTTTAATTAAGGTTTGCTTATTAGTTATTTCATTACCTAATGTATCAACACGAATTTGTGCATCATTAATACCAGCTTCTTTATACTCTGGATTTATTTCTGGTTGAGATTGTTCACCTTTAGGTTTTAGTTTGTCTTGTCCAGTGTATTTATCAGGAACAATATGTGCCCCAACACCACCAACTAATGAATTAATGATTGCTTGTTCAGGATCAAATTTAGTCTGAGCATTTGGTTGATTATAAAGAATTTCATTCTCTGCCAATCTACCAGCCTCAGCACCAACACCAAATCCTGCCATACCACCAACAGTCTTACCAAGCATAGAACCAACAACCTTACCGGCTCCACCTCCTGCCACAATCATCATACCGACATTGGCCTCTGCAGCATTTCTAGCTTGGTCTAATGGAACACCCTCTTTTATTAGTTTATCTACAGTGTCATTATAAACTGTGGATAATCCAACAGCAGCACCTGGAATATTAAGAGCAAATGGTAATACATTAGCAGCAGTCTCTGTTAGCTTACCACCAAAGGTTTGCATTTGTTTATGTTCATCCAAACCAAGGTTTGTATTAACATCTTTTTTATATCCTTCAAGATCATCTAGTGGGGAGATTAGATTTGAAATATCAGCCCCAACTCTTCCCACAGAAGCAACACCTTTTTGAAAACCTTGTAATGCAGCTTGAGGAAGTTCATCCCATGTAGAAACTTCAGGTTGTGTAACAACTGGTTTCTTTTGTTTACCAAGGTGTTCTTCAATACGAGCGAGTGCCTTAGAAGCATCAGTCTCTTCTAAATCGTATAAGTTTCCTTCGTAATCATATAGTGGCATATTAATTCCTTAGTTTAGTTACTTTTCTACCATCAGGTGTTTTATAAGTAGTTGGTTCATTTTCAGAACCTGTAAGTTCTGGAGGCAAACCTAGTCTCTCTGCAAGATGGTTAACAGTTGCTTGTCTATTTGCAAGTTCTTTTCGTAAGTATTGTAAAGTTCTTATCTTATTTACAGCATTAGGATTTTCATTATCAATTGATACACCCTTATTTAATTTATCATAAATAGGTTTCATCATTTGATCTTCAGTAATTTCTTTTTCTAATTTCTGAATGTTCTGTCTCAGTCCTAGAATATCTTTAGAATAGGTCTTATGCATATCTAAGAAAGGACTATGTGCAGCTTTAGTAGCATTCTCCTGAGCTATTTTTAATTTAGCATCCCATTCATCCTCTTTTAATTGTTGTTTACCGAGGAACTCTGGAGTTTGATATGCTGTAGTTGCATCTTCTATATACTTCTTAAATAGTTGTTTTTTAACTTCTGGATCAAGAGGATTACCATCAGAATCCACACCCTCAGTTAATAATTTTTGGAATGAAGCTAAATTAAAATCTCTAGTATCATTAGATTCAGATAATCTAGACTTAGCCTTTTCTGCAGAAATTCTAAATGGTGCAAGTGCTTGTGCTACTCTACCACTAGCTTCTTGTGAATCATTCTGACCAATATATCCACGCAATTTTGCATCTTGATAAGTTGGAAGCATTCTAGTTTGAGCATCAACTGCATCAGCTTGTTTAATTGTATAATCCAAAGGAGCATCTTGTTGTCTTTTAAAGTTAGACAATACTCTATCAATGATTTCTTGTTGTGCCATTTCATCTGCATTGGCAGCATTCATTCCTTGATATAAAGCACCAAGAGCGAACTCTGGTTTATAACCAGTTTCTATCATTGGAATTGGCATTATCTATTCCTTTCAAATAAAGAACTTAATTGGTTTATAAAATCCTGCTGTCTTTGTTGTTGAGTACCCATACCAACTGCAGACATAATTGGAGATAGAAATCCATTAGTACCTTGTCTATTAGCTTCTTGATATAGATTACTCAAACCACTAAAATTAGGACTTAAACCACCACCAGCAAGCTGTGCAAGCTGTTTGCGATATCTATCTAATAAACCAGAAGAAGCGATTGCTAATTGATTTGCTCTATCACCATATTGTGATCGCCTACCAGCAGCAGCATCTCTAGCATTCATTTGATTTTCCAATCCCTGCAATTGGGCGCGTATCTCTGGACGTCCAAGAGCAATGTTTGGATTAGTATATGTATCACTTAATAGTCTTTGATATTGCCCACGTTGAGATGCAAATGGATCACCAGCACGTTGTAAATTACCTGCGATTCTATTTAGATTATTTGAAGATCTCTTATTTTGTATTCCTTCAAATAATGCACCAATACCCTTAGTAAGAAATTGAGGATTAGTAAATATATTTTTTAGGTAATCTTGTACCCCACTACTAAACTCTTGAGTACCACCTTGATAGGTAGATCCATTACCAATAGATGATAATGAGTTACCCCAATTACCAGATGCTTGTGGTACATATGAATTATCCCATTCTGGTTGTCCCTGGTTTACATTTAAAGTATTCCAGTTGTAACCATCACCACCAGAACCAGAGAAATTATAATTCTGTGCCCATTCTGGTTGTGATATGGAATCATAATTATCAAAAGAATCTGTGTAAGAATTTAAGTCACTATCGCCACCTATATTTTGCCATTCATCAGCCATTGTTTGTTTCCTTATGCATAAAAATCAGGAGATTTATTCTTAGTTCCAATATTTGTACTTTGATAGTGTAAATCTATTTCATGCACAAACGGAGTTTGATTTAAAGTATCAGATGCATCAGCAGCATCTCGATATGTTCTTATCAAAAACAACCCATCAGGTTCTATTAATGATTTATCAATTAATGATGTTCCATCGTCTGTAATAACTGTTTCTGCTATCAAATGTCCATATTGAGTAGTAGAACCCTGTTGAACAATACTTGTTGTTTTTGGTGAATTAAAAGCACTTGCTGAACCACCAGGAGTACCATGTCCCTTTGCGTATGAAATATCAAAATACCATTTCGCATTTCCGGGAGTGGCGCCTGCCCCCCCAGTATCAACAGTTATTTGCGACCAATGTACATGAATATATAAATCAGAACCTGGAACATAATCATGTGGAACATGAAATTCATTCCAGACTTCATTCATTAGGGTATTTGAAAATTGATATTGCCTTATATTACCACGATAAACAGACCATGTAGGATCATTTGCCCCTGCTGCTCTAATTGTAATTTTCCCAATTAAATCTTGCCATGGATAAGTCGGAGTAGTTTTATCTACTTTAATACCATTACCAGAAGTTTTATCTATAGTTAGTGTATCAAACTTTGGATTACCACCAGTTAAATTAGTATAATCAGAAGATTGTAAATGGTACATTTCACCACTAGTACCACCTTGTAGATCTTGCAGTTGATTATGACTGCGGTTTGCAATATCAGTTATATTTGAACCAGAGAAATTAATAATATACCATGGAACAGAACCAGAAGTTGATACATAATTTCTAAGTTGTCTATACCACTCTAACCATACAAACGATCCTGGTTTTTCATTTATTGGGGGAGGAGGCAAACCAGCCATTATGATACTCCTAAACTATATTCTACTTCAATACTTTCAATTCTTAATGGATAATTTAAAGAATGAGTTAAATTAAATGCCCTACGTCTAAAAGAACCAAGTCTTAAAAAAGCAGGAAAATCATCAGTTAATGTTATTGTTTTTATATTAGACCATGATTGATAATCATCGTCAGTCCATTTAAAATTAATACTATTCCCAGTAACATATCTATCAGCAACAACTTTAAAACTATGCATGAATTTTCTTTTATATGTATCAAAATCATATTTATTAGTTGTTATATCCACTAAGATCGCCACTCCATCATCTTGATATATGGATGGATCAAACTTATAAAGAACACCATTAGATGTATGTAATAAGTATGGAATTCCGGATTCATTGTCAGTTACATAATCACAAGCAAAAATAGTATGGGAACCAGAGTTATTAGAGGACCACTCATGCCATAGTTTTTCTTCTGTATCATATACTAAAGTTCTATTAGCATTCTTCAAATTTAATACATAAAAGAAATGCCCCTTACTTCTGATTGCAAATCCGCGAGCGGTTGATAAGTCAGTATCTGAATCTAAGATTCTTTCTATTGCATCATCTGATACCTTCTTTGGAGTAAATCCATCAACAATCCAAAACCCTCTTCCACCAGAACCAGATTGAGAAATGTATGAAAAATATTTTTCAGTTCCAACTACAGCATACGGAGCAGCACATCCCATTTGAATTGTAGAAGAATCATTTCTAGATAGAGGAGAACCAGTAGCATTTGCAGCATCATAGAAAAATTCTATAGAGTTAGATCCCAAGGCAGCAACTTGGTTGTTTTGTCGAGTTAATGCAACAATAGCATCCGGGAACATTTCAGCAGTAATATAATTAGAAGAATCCCATTCTGCTGGAGTATCAAGAACACAATTATAAATATCACTGTTCTTTGCTAATAATATATAACCATCAATAAATACTGGAGATGGTACATGGGGACTTGGGAATGCATTTAAATATGCAGTAGCAGCAGCCCCACTACCTCCACCAGATGGGAATGTTACAGATGGGGCAGAAGAATATCCTGTACCTCTATTAGTTATTACAACAGAAGTAACTACACCACCAGTAACTGTATATGTTGCTGCAGCACCTGAACCACCACCTCCAGAGAATCCACAAGAATAAGAACCATTTGTATAGCCACTTCCACCAGCAGTTATAGTTATAGTTCTTAATCCACTGGTACTAACTTGAGTTACAGTACCTGAAGTATCTATATACCAAGCATTAGTACCATCACAAACAAATAAATAATCACCAACTGTAATAGAATTGCCTAATACCATTCCTATTGGTCCAGTAGAACCTGTCAATGTTATTTTAGAAACAGGACTAACTGCATCTTCATATACAGTATTACCAACTGCAACATAAAATTTATCATTAAAAAATATACAACCTCTACCCGCACCAGAACCATAATCACGATAAGAAGATAAGCCTGCTCGTTTGTGCATTGATAGTTTAGTATTGTCGATTTGTTCTACTTTTCTTGCTTCTGGAAATATATTAACAAACCGTTGATCATAACCAGTTGTAGAATCTCTATTAGAAAATGCACCAACTAATGGCAGTCTAGCTACTGGTTGAAGTCCGGTTGTTTCTTGTTTCCGAGCCATTTTCATTCCTTATTCTATGTGTAATAGGTTCTTCTTGTGGTGATTTATTGGAGTTCAAATATCCCCACAATCCGCCAGATTTGTCTCCATATAGTGATCCTTTAATGGCTTGATTCTTAGCAAACAGAGAATTTAAACCAAGATCGGCAGCACCCCCAAAGACCTTAGATAAGTCACCAAGATCATAGTCATTACCAAATGCTGTAGCAGTAGAATTAGCATAGTTTCCTAAACCTCCAATTACTCCACCTAATAGTGAATCTTTAAAATCTTTACCACTTGCTAGATTACCTGCAAAGTTAGTGCCACCCTTAACAACAGCTTTAGCTACTTCTGGAGATAAATTTGCAAAATCTCCCAATTGACCAGCAATTGTATCAAATCCACCAGTCATGCCAAATAGATTAGCAAGGGCACCAAATGTATTACCACTATCCATGGAAGACATTGCACTCATAAATGCACCTATTGGTTGCATTCCTGGTATAAATGACATAACAGTTCCTACTGGACCAAACCAACTTGGAAGTGTTCCCGAAGCATCTACATAGTTATATTGATCTTTATTGGTCCATCCTGGAACACTTGCAGCATTTTCTGGAGTTACAAATATATTATCATCTTGTAATCGTTTTACACCAGACCAATCTCCAGGATTTAATTCTCTCCAAACACTATTTACATAACGCTCTTTTCCCTTATTATCACCAAGACTTGCACCCATTGGTGTGGAAAAATCCCAATGCTTATCTCCCTTATATCCAGAGGTTTCTCCAGGACTAAAATCAGAATAATAACCAAGTAATTTATCACCTTGAAAGATTGGAGTTGATCCAAATAGAGTATTTAATCCTGAAATATTTTCTATTTTTCTGTTTGCGGGGTATCCACCTAAATGATCTTGATTCGGTGGAAGAAATCCATGCCCACCTTGTAAATTAAATATTCCTGGAGGTGTTCCATTTATAACTTGACCCAATGCTTCCCAATCTCCTAATGGACCACCGTAGTTAGCATTTGTAAGTTCAGATAGCACACTATTTCTAATTGCATTTTCTGCTTCAGATCTAGATAAATATTCTCCTGGTTGTAGAATTCTCTTTCCTAAATCGTCATACAATATCTCGGACGATTGTGGTATCGGACCAATAGAGTATGTGGGAGAAAGTAATGATTGTAAAAAACCAGTTGGTTTATTTTCTTGAATCTTCCCAAATGTTTTA